TCAGACATGCCACCTTCTGCGTACTTTCGTACTTTGCCACCCTTTTTATAGGTGGTGTTTGAGTAGTTATAGAAATCTATAACCCCGACACCACCGCTGTTCGCTGGAAGATTTGAATTGCCAAACATCATGTTTGCCAACGAAGTTTGTGAAGTTCCACTGTCCAAAAAAGTCATGCTTGGGCCATTGCCTGTAAAGTTAGTGTAGGTGCGGTAGTTGGTTGCAGTGCTTCCGTTTATTCTTAGACTATAAACAGATGCGATGGCACCTGGCGCCCAAGTGTCATGCGACCAGTACCTGAGCTGCAAGTGTGTGTAAGTTTGCGGAATATTGCTAATCGTGGCGGTAATTGAAGAACCAGTACCGTTGGCAGTAGCAAGGCTAACAAACGAGTTTGTGATTTGTAAGTAGCTAGATGCAACAACTCCAAGAATCGGTGACATTAGGCAATATCGCCCGTCGCGTACCAAGAGTCAGTGCCAGCCTTGATTAAAGTAATGACTGAATACTGAGCTCTTGTTTTCGGAGTTGCAGAAGTGCCGCCTGTCGAAGCCACAGTCACACCGCCAGCGCCCTGCACAGTAACTTGCCCAGCGCCGATTTGAATGAGATTGACAAGGCTGCCAGTTGGAAAAGCGACAGACGAGTTCAATGGAATCGTGTAAGTCTGTGCAGATGCATTTGATGCAGTCACCAAATCGTCTTTGTCAGTAAGCACAAAAGTGTAAGTCGTGCCAGTCTGTGCATTGACGTTCTCAACACCACCCGCACCAGTTGCACCAGTTGCACCAGTTGGGCCTGTAGAACCAGTTGGGCCAGTAGCGCCTGTTGGGCCAGTGGCACCTGTTGGACCTGTTGCGCCTGTTGCGCCTGTTGCGCCTGTTGGACCTGTAGCACCGACTGGGCCTGTGGCACCGACTGGGCCTGTTGCACCAGCTGCATAAGCATAAGCAAGAGAGCTCCAAGCAGTTGCGCCGTCGCCGATCTTGAACTTCGCGGTGTCGGTTTCGTAGCCGATTTCGCCAGCAGCAAGGGTTGGATTATTAGATGTCCAGTTTGCTGCCGTATCTCGGCGGTTTTGGAGTCTTGCTGTCATGTTGGCTTCTTTCTCTCTTTGTTAGAAGGTTGTAACCGACGCGCCTGCGTCGATGGTGTATGTCCAACTGCTTGCGTTGGATAGCCCCGCGTTGTAGATCACGTCGCCAGTAATGCCAGCAGCGTTTGCCCCACCGTCAATGTACTCAACTATTGGGTCGCCTGAACCTTGTGGACCAGTTGCGCCAGTTGCCCCTGTTGGACCAGTTGCTCCAGCTGGACCGCTTGGACCTGTTGCTCCTGTTGGACCTACGCCATCAGTGACATTGATTGTGCCTTGCATTGAGGAGTGGAATTGACAAACGTAATACAACGTGTTTGGAGCGTCAAAGGCAACTTCCCAAACAATACTGCCAACAGCTGCGCCGTTGTTCGTAACGCCAGTGTTGTAAATGTTGCCGCTGCTGTAAGCTCCCGAAACGGTCTGAATCCAAAATGGGTGGCCCGACGCATTAACAGCGAGGGTGTACTTCATTCCTCTGATCACGGTCAGTGTCGGGTTGCTTGCGCCGTTGATTATGTAAGCGCTAGCTCCACTATTGGAAACGTTGAACGTGATGCCACCAGTAGGACCCGTTGCACCTGTTGGGCCTGTGGCACCGCTAGGACCAGTGGCACCAGTGTTGCCTTGGATTCCTTGTGGGCCTGTAGCGCCTGTTGCTCCAGCTGGTCCTGTGGCTCCAGTGTCACCTTGAATGCCTTGTGGGCCTGTGGCGCCTGTTGCACCAGCTGGACCCGTTGCACCCGCTGGACCTGTTGGGCCTGTTGGGCCTGTTGAGCCGACTTCACCTTGAACACCTTGAACGCCTTGGATTCCTTGAATGCCTTGTGGGCCCGTCGCTCCTGTTGGGCCGACTGCGCCAGTTGCGCCCTCAGGGCCTGTCGCACCTGTTGGACCAGCGTTGCCTTGTGGGCCAGTTGCGCCTGTTGCTCCGTTTGCACCCGCTGGACCTGTTGCTCCAGTTGGACCTGCGTCGCCTTGTGGGCCAGTTGCGCCTGTAGCACCAGCTGGACCTGTGGCTCCAGTTGCGCCTGTTGCGCCAGCAGGGCCCGTAGCTCCTGTTGCGCCGACGGTTCCAGTGGTAACAATGGCTAAGATTATGGTGTGGTTGTTGCTAAAGTTGGTTGTGCCAGTGCCCCCCGATGAAACCAAGGTGACTGGCACTTCGAAGTAGCCAGTTTGAGCCACGGGCGTGGAAGAAACGGTCCACTTTTGGAAGTTGGCTGCAACATTTTTGTCTTGCAAGATCAAAGTGTCTGTGGTTTTTAATAGGGCCAAAAAGATGTCGATGTCAGTGCCGTTGTCAGTAAACTCGCTGATATTCAGCTGCGTTGCAGAGATCTGAGTAGCGTTGTTCCATCTGATGTCGCCACTGCCAGGGTCGCCCGAAGTTGCAGAAGTGTCTGCCTCATAGTCGAACAAGCTTGCTGCGCCACCATCAGTACCAGCAGGGCCTGTTGCTCCAGTTGCACCAGTTGCACCAGCTGGACCTGTGGCTCCAGTTGCGCCTGTTGCGCCTGTTGGACCTGTGGCACCCGCTGGGCCTGTCGCTCCTGTAGGTCCAGGCACCGTTGAAGCTGCGCCTGTCGCGCCTGTTGGGCCTGTTGCACCTGCAGGGCCTGTCGCTCCTGTTGGGCCAGGCACCGTTGAAGCTGCGCCTGTCGCGCCTGTTGGGCCTGTTGCACCAGTGTCGCCTATTGGACCAGTCGCACCAGTCTCGCCTTGAATGCCTTGCACGCCTTGAATGCCTTGCGGGCCAGTCGCTCCTGTGACGCCTGTTGGGCCTGTGGCTCCAGTTGCGCCTGTTAAACCTGTGGGACCAGTTGCACCGACTGGACCAGTTGGGCCTGTCGCGCCTGTGTCGCCTTGAATGCCTTGTGGACCTGTGGCTCCTGTTGGGCCTGTTGGTCCAGTGCCGCCTGTTGGGCCTGTTGCACCGACTGGGCCTGTTGAACCAGTTGCGCCTGTTGGGCCTGTGTTGCCTGTAGCGCCTGTTGGACCCGTGGCACCTGTAGCACCGACTGGGCCTGTGGCGCCTGTAGCACCAGCTGGACCTGTGGCGCCTGTTGGTCCTGTTGGTCCTTGAGCACCTTGTGGGCCAGGAGCTGAGATCTCAACTGTGTTGTTGGTTTCGTTGATGGTGACTTTATTGGCCATTATCGTGTCACCTGCTCTGCTACGGTCAACTGGCCTTGGATTAGGCGAGAGATATTTGAGCCTGAGGTAAGCTCTAGGTCATAAACGTAAAAACCTGGGTCAAGCAAGCCAGTTTGTGTTGCAGTGGCTGTGATTGTGATGGTGCCAGTCGCGCCGACGATTGTAATGCCGCCGTTCGCTGTAGTCAGCGTCAAGTCGGCCGTTGTAGAGTTGTAATTCTGTCGCAGTTGCATAGCAGCTGTGTAGCCAGTCAAGTTAACAGGTGTATTGTTGGAGTCAGTGTACACAAGCACGACCGACCACAAAGAGCCTTGGTCGATAGTGGTGTTATAAATGCCAGCGGTCATTAATCAGCCTTTTCTGTAGCCCAAACGAGGAAAGAACCGAGAGCGATTAATGCAATCGGTGGAGAGAACAACGCAAGCCCGACCGTTACCAACACAACGCCAACGACCTCAACTGCGAGACTAAAATCAAAACGCTTCATGTCGCTCCTAGACTTGAATAGAGTGGTAAGTGACTTTCGGTGCAACAGGCTCAGGATTAACAAGCGCCTCGGTGCGGCCTAGGTAGGCAAGAACTGCAGCGATTAAGCCGTCGATCTTGTGGCTCTGAGAAGGTTTCATCACTTGGCCGTACCGTGTCGGTACCGCGTTCGTCACGTGCCTTGTCAGCTCGGGTGCGCCGTTGTGTTTGAGGCGTCCTTCGAGTACGTCTTCAAGGAATCTGTCAAGTCCCTGTGCCATCAGCTTGCGCTGGCTGGAAGGGTAAACCGCTACCACTTTATCGGCGAAAGTTGAGTTCCAAGCGTCCAAATAAGACTGCCAACCTGAAGGGTCGGCCCAGATCTTGTGGACTTTGTACTTTGCAAATGCGATTCGAACAGCTTCGTCAACTTCGACTCTTGGTACTTCCCAACCGTAGCCCGCAGGACCAGGCGGTCTTTCCCAACACTCGAGTTGAAAGATCTTGCCGTCTTCAATTCTGCAAGCAACAAGCACTGTGGCGTCGTCTTTGCGCGAACCGTCATACCCGAGAACGATTTCGGTGCCTTCTGCCAGTTCCTCAGGCTCGGCCGCTGCGTTCCATGCTGTAATGTTCATGTAACGGTCGGTGTCTGTGGACGGCTGATTTAAAAAGTAACGCCTTGCGTCCGATGCTTTTGTCATCGGGTCTTGTATCTCGGCCATTAGACGCGGCACGTCTAGCCATTTAAAAGCTGGCCCATACACGACAGCAAGTGCTTTTTTAAGCTGCTCACTGTCTTGCAGGTCGGGCACCTCGGGCGCTTGCTTGTGGTCGAATAACAGGCCTGGATTTTTTGTGCGGCCTTCTTGTATCGAAATCCATAAGCGGTGCGTTTGCTCGGCGATTGATTCCTCGCCAACCGAGTACATGGTCGATGTCTCCAGCATCCAAGGGTCTGCAGCTTTCCGCTTGGCGAGGTTACGCCTTACGGTTTCGTGCATTCGCTTGAGCTCGGGGCTCGAATAAAGGTGTGTTTCGTCAGCTACGGCAAAAGACTCTTTTCCACCGTCTTTTGATGCCGATGCTGCTGTTGATGGGACGATTTCGCCGCCACCTTTTAAAAAAGTGCGTGTGAGGCCAACATCAATGCCTGGATACTCAGTGCCGAAGTTGGTCCTGATGTGCTCGAGCATGTAACGAACGTTGTCGTATGTGTTGCCTGATTGTTGCTCTTCAGTTGCTAGGCATCTAATGAACGGATACTGCACTGGTCGTCCGATTGGATTGCCGAAGGCGTCCCAACGGTCAAAGCGAGCAGGGCCGAGAGCCTCAAAGCAAACGAGCATTCCAGCAAGCTCCGACTTCGCACGACCTTTTGGTCGAGAAAAGAAAGCTCGCCGTGTAACTCGCCGCCCATGTTTGTCCAATTCATAGGCCTTCAATATGAAAGCCGCTTGTTCGTCGTCTAAAGTGATGGCTTCACCCTGCACGTCGCCTGGGCCGTGAACTAGATAAGTCTCAATCCAGTCAATCGCGTCCCAACCGAGCGAGATGAAGCTACTCTGTTGTCGTTTCTTCTTGGTCAACTTCCCCCACCACTCTCAACAAACGAGTCCGTCGCTGATCAGACAGGGTCTTGTTCGATTTGGCCCCCTCTGCTTCACCGTCGATCTGCAACCGAAGTCGCATTCTGTCCTCAGGTGTAGCGCCAAACTTCGCGACTCGGAGTCGCAATTCTGCTCCTACGTTGTCACCGTTCCAGTAAGACGAGTGCAACAACGCTGTATCGATTAAAAAATCCCAATCAGTATCAGTGAAAGTGACAGCTTGAGCTGACTTGCGCCAAGTGTCCCACCAGCGAAATGTCTGTGAGTGCCAAGGATACCCAGCTGGCAGATCTGGACCGCGCAAAATGCCGTCCTGAGTAACCACCTGAGTGGGTACTGGGTCAACGTTTCTGCGTCTGCGTTGTTCTGCGTCCTTAGGCGCTGGACCTTTGCCTGCCATGTGTCTCCTAAAATGTGAATCATGCAAGTATGCAAAATGGTAAATC